CATATCGTTGTAAATCATCCCAACGCTCTTTATCTTTACCTATAAATTGCATTATTTCTTACCTTGAGTTTTACGATGAACTGTTGTACTATTTATTCCAGGTTCACCCTTTCTATTGGTGACACCTGAGGGTGTTTGAATAACAACCATTTGCATGGCTTGTTTACCCTTATAGTAATTACTAATTATGATTTCTTTTTTCATAATTCGCTCCCTATTCTATTAACATTAGTTAATGATTATAATTAATAGTAGCTGATAATACTCCGTTCATACCACAGCAAGATATGATTCTCTGCCACGTGATTATCCTGTTATCAGCTCATCTTGAGAACTCCGCCGATACAGTTGCTACTATTAATTAATTAAACGTCAGATGTGTACTAATGTATACGTACATAATATACGCANCCTATACATTATACACAATAAAAAAGATAATCCCTATTACTAGGGACTATCTTAAGGCTGGAAGACTATCCGAATTGGACAGGCTTGTTCTGTACAATGGGCTTGTAGCGTGCCTGCTGGACAGCAGGTAAACCTAATTCATCATTAGCCTCTAATGATGTAGGTTCGCTAACAAGACGGTAGTCTGTGTTGTCAGCTAACAGCAAAGTTCTAGCTGGTTGTGCATTTGCATAACTCTGCTGGACTTTAGCAAGTTTATCAGCCTTGATAATCAAGGGAAACTTGCGGTCTGTTTGCTCAGTGGTAACTTGGATGCCAGTTGAATACAACTTGGCACCAGTAGCAACATTTCTGTTTGCTACCCAGTTGCCATTGACAACTGAGCCAGACTCGGTATTCTTGAAAGTACCCTCAGTGACTACTGAGCTGGTACTTGAATGAACTGCATTAGACATAGTAAACTCCTTTACTTGGTTAATGTAGCGAGTTAAGCCTCGCTAGAGGCGTGCAGGGGGCTAACTTGCACTCAACACCAACGATAATTCAACCTGGGAGGCACCCCACCCAGTGAATTTCGATGGGGTAGGGCAACCTGTATATCACGTAATCCCAATCTAGAATAATTTTTTGAAAAAAGGGTAGGATCGTGTACTTCTTTCCAAAAAAATTTTTTAAAAAAAAATCCCAAAAACGCCAAGTGGTTGATATAAACAAACTTACCATGAGTAGTGTCACGTAAAGGTTGATTATTGATTTATAGTATTATTTGTATATAAATTATAAGCGTATTTTTTAATGTAAAACTTAAGATAAGCTTTCGGTTAAAATTCTTGAATAATTCATTCATTCACAGCTATATTAAAGATAATGGAAAACTTGATTATCAGAAGTTATATACAGAAATGGCTGAAATAACAGGGTTTTTAAAAGAAAAGAAACAAAAGCAACACTATGATAACATAGTGGAATTGTACAATATTTGGAAAAAAGAGAAGGAAAACCAGGGAATATGGTAGAGACACCAATCCAAACAACGCCCTTTTCTGACTGGTACACGAATAACACACAAGACACGAAAGTAAAAAGATATGATGGAAACATACGCAGAGTACGGAGCTATTGGAGTCATAGTATCCCTGTTTGTTATGATGATCATGAATTTGATAAAGAGTCAAAAAGCTCAAAATGAAGATTTAGATCAAATTAGAGTAGACATTGGTAAAATGGAATCAACAATAGAAAACGTAGAAGGTATAGTCCTAAAAATGCTAGATAGATGGAACAAATCTGATGATACAAGTCAACGCCATAGAGAAGATATAGTCCGTGAACTCAATGACGTTACTGATGACCTAGCTTACCTTAAAGGTAGGATTAATGGAAAAAATGCCTAATAAAGAAGCAAAACAACGAAAAAGATTAAAAAGAGTGCAAACAGAAAGAATAAAGAAGTATAAAGCTGAATTACGGAGAGCACGGAAAGAAGCGAGGAAAGAAGATGCCGCATCCTAATCACTGTATTAATTGTGATAAACCTGCTACTGTAGAGCAAGATGGTGCATATTATTGTGCAGCATGTGCTTTAAAGGAAGCCGATAAACAAAAGGAAAAAGAAAATGGTTAGTTTAAAACAAATGAAGAATCTTATTACGGATGTTTGCTCTAAAATGGGTGACAAATACGCATCTGAGGATGCTGTCAATCTAGTTCTTGCAACTGGTATTGCAGAAAGCCGTTATGAGTACATACGTCAGATGGGAGATGGGCCAGCTCGTTCGTTTTTCCAGGTAGAAGCAGCTACTGCTGTAGACAATCTTGCCCATTATTTAAAGCATCGTACAAAATTAATGGCTAAATGTGCAGAAGCTAGTCTAGTAGATATAAAGCATTGGCAAAATTTTGACGAAAAGAAGTGGGAAGAGATTTTAGAAAAGAATATTGCTGCAGGAATTGTACATTGTAGGTTAAAATACTGGAGAGTTCCAAAGAAAATGCCTAGTAGTGTTGAAGGTAAGGCAAATTATTGGAAAAAATACTACAACAGTGAGCTAGGAGCTGGTGATCCTGAGCATTTTGTAGAAGTTTATAATAAATACTTAAGATAAGGAGTCGATAATGGCTAAAGCAAAGAAAGCAGTTAAGTCTGTAAAGAAAGCTGTTAAGAAGACAGCAAAGAAAGCCACACCAGTAGTAACGGTGGTTCGTGGTGCTTATACTCAACGAGGTAAGTAGTTATATCTGTGAGATACGAAGTAGTATCTGGAAAAGAATACCCAGTTTATTCACGAGAAGAAGCGGATGAACTGGGTTTGTCGTATAAACACCCTTTTGAAGTTTCTGAGGGAGAGTATGGCATCTCCTCTGATGGAGAAGTGGCCATATGTCTAAAACGTTCGGAAACTAAAAATGGCTATTTAAACATTAAATACCCATGGGGCCCGTCATTTATAAAATCTATTAAAAGCAAAGTAAACTCAGAGAATAGAATTAATAATTATACCATTAGTGGTAAGAATAATCGTGGCAAGTATACAAAGGGTAAGCATGAATACCAAAAATTAGCACATCTTATGGCACAACCTGGAATGAAAAAGAATGCTGCTATACAGATGGTGTTTGGTTCTATACCAAAAAACAAAGAATACTCAATTAAGAAAACAATGAGAACGGAGGTTTTTAAACAAATGACTAAAGATGAATTAGATAATATAGTCGATCAGTTCCCTATTGGGAAAATGGATACAGCTAAAGCATTAGCTGCTGTATTAGACAAGGTCATGGATTGGGATGGAGAACAGATGGGTAAAGATGGAGACCCAAAAGTAGCTATGACAGTATTAGATAAGTTAATGGATATGAATGAAATGAAGGGTAAAGGTAAAGTTGTTACCACTCATCANATAGAAGCTCATACAGTAGAAAATACATTAGCTGATATACAAGAAAAGAAAAAAATGTTTAAAGCAACACAAACGGAGGTAACAGATGGGTTACAACAGACAGAAGTCAAAACAGAACAGCAAGAAATACAAGAAGAAGAAAAATAGTGGAAAGTCTACTAACAGCGGAACAGCGAAGTATTCAAAACGAAAGTGATTACGAAGTTGCTTACGCTCTCCAGCAGGAAAAAGCTGGGTTCGAGCGTGACATGGGCTGGTTTGGTAAATACTGCTTTCCAAAAGCGTTAGCCAAAGATACGCCCCCGTTTCACAGAGATATATACAAATCATTAAAAGATGATGACACAAAGCGTGTTCTTATAGCTGCACCTCGTGGTACAGCAAAGAGTACGGTATGCTCGCTTATCTTTCCGTTGTACAAGATAGGGCATAAGAAACCAGAAGATGACTTGTTTATGGTTATTGTTTCTGAGTCTCAAGCTCAGTCTATAAACTTTTTATCCCGTATTAAATACCATTTAGAACATAGTGATAACTTTAGATCAATATACGGTGACTTTAGTTCGGCTACTGCTAAAAGATGGACTGGTACAGATATTATACTAAAGAATGGTACTCGTATTGTTGCAGTGGGTACAGGTCAAAGAGTACGTGGATTCATTGAGGGTGATACTAGACCTAATGTTATTATTGTTGATGATTTTGAATCTGAGTTAAATGCACTTACCCCCGAAGCCAGGACTAAAAACAGAAAGTGGATGACTGAAGCAGTAATACCTTCTTTGTCTGATGAAGGTAGGATTATAATGATTGGTACTGTTATATCAGAAGATTGTTTTCTTTATTGGGCAAAAGATAGTCCTGCTTGGCAAACTCTTTGGTATAGCATTTGGGATGACGATGAGGAAAGTATATGGCCTCAAAGATTTCCTAGAGACAGGATAATGCAGATAAA